CGCTGTTTGCCTTGAATGCGTTAAGGATCAGAGTGAAGGTATGCATGAAACATGCGGCAACTGCAATATAAAACGAGTAAACCCAGAGCCGATAATAACCTATAAAGAATGTCGCCAAAAAGAAAAGACTGAGAAAGCCGAATGCCATAGGCCAGAAGATGAAGTAGAGGACAAGTCCACCTACAAGTTGTGTCGTCGTTACTCGGGTATCCGGTTCTGATAAGTAGTCTGGTTTCTTATCTAACTGTCTCCCATACGCTTCCGACACCATAAAACTATCGGGAGTCGCACGCCTTTTGTAATTCTGTTTTGCTTGCCTTGCTTCTAATTCCACAAGGCCTGGGACTATGAAATGTCTTGCACATTCAGGACATGCGACACGAATAGCCACTTCATCGATAGCCGAGGTCAACGACTCACCGCAATTTGGGCAGTCGTACATAACGCATTCCTCGCCCTTAACACCTTTTACAAACTTAACTTTCGAAGTTCTGTTCGGCATACCAACTCCTGAATGATGGGAATCACCAGAAATTACGCGTAACCACCCATTGGGGTCAACACAATTATCTAACGTCTCGACAAGGCGATCTATTAATGGTTCACTGTTAAGCCTGAAAATTTTTACGGTTTCTGTCCTGTTTTTCTGTTATCTCACGCTAAATACTGATAAGGTCAGAATATCTACTTCCCATCCTCTTGTCAGGCGTCACACTATGCGAATCCAGATCAGATCAGCCGTATTTGTAATATTACTCACGATCATCTCGCCACTAGAAGCGGCTGATTTAATTTACGTCTCTTTGTTGAACGGTTCCGTTGTTACATACGATACTACAGGAATCGTTGGTTCTACTATCGCTGCTACACAGACCACATTCGCGAGCATCCCTCGCCAAGCTGACGCAATGGGGCTAGCATTTGATTCCGGTGGCAATCTTTATGTAGCGAGCAGTGGCGATACAGTAAGCAAGTTTAGTTCGTCGGGTGCGTATTTATCAAGTATAGGGAACAGCTCGAATCTGCGATTCCCGTGGGGCCTGGCGATCGATTCTTTGGACAACCTTTACGTCGCAAATTACAAAGGATACAATATAAGCAAGTTTGATTATTCAGGTAACCACATAAACAATATAGACTTAGATTACTACATGCCATGGGGATTGACGGTCGATTCTTCATATAATATTTACGTAGCAAATTCCGGTTTCGTTAGCAAGTTTGATTCTTCAGGTAACCACATAGCAAATATCAGTGAGAATCTTGGTTATGCTTCAAGTGTGACACTCGATTCCTCAGGAAACCTCTATGTGTCAAACTATGCCGGTAGCTACGCCTATTCCATAAACAAGTATAGTTCGTCCGGTAGATTACTCTCTACGATTCGGGATCGCTCCCTGGACGGCCCGTTTAGCCTGGCGTTCGATTCGTCTGGAAACCTTTATGTGTCGAATCACACCGGAAGGTCTATCAGCAAGTTCAGTCCATCAGGCAAGTTTCTCTTGTCTTGGAGTACTGGAGCGGATAATCCCACATTCTTAGCATTCAAGCCTGTCTCAGTTCCTGAGCCATCCACTTACGCTCTAGCCACCATTGCTGTTTGTATCATGACTTATCTTGTAAGTCAGCGTAGATAACGTTGTTCGATTTACACCCAAAGCGATATCGATTATCTGACGAATCACTCCGTCGTTTAGCATATTTGACATCAATTAAGTAATCGTCACTAACACCATGATGTCAAGGAACGCCCTTAAAATCGCCGTGGTTGCGTTTACACGACACCGTAGTATGATCTGGTGTTTGCCCCCAAAACGGCCTCCTGCGCAAAATTTGGTCGGATTCTTCTGAATCAACGTGTTTTACGGGTTGTGTGGATACTCCCAAGCATATATACTCAATGAAGTCTTGCGAAGACAATCTTGAAAGGAACCACAGATCATGCCGGATAGCAACCTGGAACGGTGGATATCAAAGCGGAAAGCCGCCAAGATAGTCGGTCTTGGGTATGAACGTACAATCAGATTCCTGATGGGGTCCGATGTTCGTAAACGCGAAGTCCCGTTGGGAGAATCCCGCCAAACGATCCAATACTGGCTTCCCGATGTCCTAAACCTGAACATCGAAGCAAAGGCTGGCTAGACAAATCGAAAACACCCTCGGGAGTTAGCCGAAGGTGCTTCCTTAATTCATTTTCAAGAAAGTCTTGCGATGACTCTTGAAGGTGGATGTCCCTCGACTCTGAAATCTAGGAGACCACTAAATTGTACGTTGAGAAACCAGAATCAGCAAGGTCTAACCTTGCGCCTTTTTATATCCCTGGGCGGATTGCAAACCTTCCAAACAGGAATCGACCAAGCGAATTTAAGCATGCCGGCCTAAGTCGTTCTGAGGTCAGAGAACACTATCCGCAACTTACTGAGATCGATGGCGGGTTCGCGGAAATCATCCTGGGCAGTCTGAACGATTGCGGGGTGATGACATGACAACACAAACGATTTCCCTTCTCGATAAAGTCGTCTTTTTTGACGCGGAAGTCTATCGGTCAGTCACTGGTGAACCACTCTGGTGTTTCGGGTTCCGTTGGTGGAAAGACGGTTCCGTCCGAACCGAGATCGTCGATTCACGCCAAGCTGACGCAATCAATCGCCTCAAAGGACTGTTGGCCAGGATTGAAGAGACTGAGCGGTTTCTAGTTGGATACAACTCGGATCAGTATGACTTGCCCCTCATGGCAAGGTTGATCGACACCAACGGCAAGGCCGACGCCAAAACGTTTTCTGATGAACTTATCAGTCACGGTTATTGGGATCGTCGCGATGTTCAAGGTTACCGAATCCGACCGGAACGAATCTGGCGTCATGTTATCAGACCGCAATTCACCCTCGACATCATCAAGCGGATTAAGGCGGAAAAGGAAGATGAGGGCCAAGGGGAGGGCGGTACGTCACGCCTTAAAATGGTTGCGGCCATTCTGGGTCATCAAAACATATGGGATTTACCATTTCCACCAGACCAACCGATTTCCGATCAGGACTGGGAAGTCGTCAAAGAATACAATTTAAACGATCTTGAGACGACAGAATTCCTTTTCAGACAATACGAGATGGTCTATCTCGCCCTGGCGGAGTTGAGCCGGGAAGCTGGGGTTAGCCTGATGCGTTTCACTAACGCGCAGGTCACTGAGCAATATTTTCAAGCCGCCTTTAGATCCGCTACGGGGAATCCACCAGATCGACATGTTCCGCAGTCCTGGCCGTCATCAATCGATATTCCGATCTCCCCTCGCATCCCTTCCATTTCAACGAACGATGCCAAGGATTGGGAAAATCACGTCCGTAGTACGGTATATAAATCAACACCGCTTGATCTTAGATTAGATAAGGATGCACCTGAGTATCTGGCTACGTACCGGGAATTGGATTTCAACGGGTTTCGCGTCTCTGTTGGTTTCGGTGGAGTTCACTCCGTTCACGACGCGGCGAGGTTCGTTAAAACTGACGATGAGTTTCAAGTCATCTACGCGGACGTTGCAAGCTATTACCCGTTTCTGATCCTGGCCAACCGTATTCCGATGGGCCTGATGGGTGAAGTCGGGTTGGACATCTTTCAAGGTGTTGTTGATCGTCGTTTGGCGATGAAGGCCAAATCCAAGGATAAATCTCTTCCAGAAGAAGAGCGGAAGGCCGCCAAGATTGCTGATGAAGCCCTGAAAATCATCATCAACGCAACATATGGCAAGCTGGGCGATAAGTATTCCGTTTTGAACGCACCTGGTTCAAACAATGGCGTAACGATTTCTGGCCAGCTCGGCTTCTGCGCTCTGATCGAACGACTTCAACAAATCGGCGTGGAAATGCTATCGGCCAACACCGACGGATTGTTTATCCGTTGCCCCAAAGCCGCCTTGGATATGTGCCGCCAGGTGATGAAGTATTGGCAAGAGTCGATGAGAGTAAACCTTGAAGTTGAATTAAAAGACGCGGCCGTCATCAAGGATTCAAATAACTGGTTGGTGGTCAATCCCGATGGGTCGTTGGAAGGCAAGGGGGCTTACCGTCTCAAATCCCGAGCGACTCATGATAAGCATGATCCAGCCGTTATCAGTATCGCAATTCTAGAAACCTTGAGGCATGGAACCCCGCCAGAAGAGACGATTCGGAACCACCAAGACTTTTCCGACTTCCTTTTCTGTGCCAAGGGGAACGGCGGAACTATCGAGAGAAATGGCCAGAGGGAAAAGATAAAGACCATTCGGGCCTATGCAGCAAGAAAGTCGTCTGGTTGGGCCTTCTTAACCAGAAACGGCAACGAATCCAACCAGCTCCCCGATTCTATTGGTCTGTGTCTGAAACTTCCGGAAACCAACGCCAGACCGTCTGACATCAATTTTGACTGGTACGTTGGCCAAGTTCGTGAAGCTCTCCGCGTCTTCAATCTCCCATTCCGTCCGTCTGAGTTGAAGGGTGCTGCTAAGGATCTGTTTCTCAGATGGGGACTGATTCCAAGTCCGGCTCGCGGGAAAATCACAAGTCGAGGGATTCGGATCAAGGGTGAAGCGATTTCGTTTGTAGACTGGGACAGAACAGCCACTCTGAAGGTCTATACTGGTCCAAAACCAGGAGATATAGACGGCGCAACACCTGTTATCGTTCTGGACATCGACAAGCCGGACGCATGGTTTGCTTTCCTTGGTGAAGATCTTGCCAAAATATCTGAGTTGAACCCCTTAACAGTCACCAAAACAACAACGGCTGATGTCCACCTTGCCCAAGCACGTGGAAAGCTCATTTTTAGGATCGATAATCCAGATCACCGGCTATTCACAAGGTTTCGGAAAGAAACCGAATCGAAATTGCTGGAGAAGGCTGGAATAGAGATTTTTAACGGGCAGGGGACTGTTGCCGCTTATGGTGAAGCCGATGGCGGAAAGCAGTATAAGATTGATGGAACCCTTGTAACCTTTCCCGACTGGCTGGAAGGCCGGTTGATTGAAATTGTGGGCAAGGGTTCGTCAAAACAATCCAGTGGAGGAAAGTCGAGGCGGAAAGAATCTGTTTTTGAAGAACCCGACTGGGAAGCCATCTTCAAACGATTGGCCGATGATTTTGACGAGCGTTTCGCTGGTGTCACCTTCTTTTCGGAACCCAGAAAGGTCAAGCAAGACGACGGCTCCACAGACAACCGGTTCGCGGCTAGAATGCGTTGCCCTGGTGGACGTGAGTCACATGATTCACGCAAGAGTGAACACCGAGAAGCGGAATTATTCTTGGATGCTCGCGATGGTGGGCCGGTTTTCAAATGTCATCACAAAACTTGCCGATTCCAAGCGAAATTTGACAAATGGCGTTGGAAACCTAACCCGGAACCGACACCACCAACCTTGAGACCTCTGGGAGGTTATACGGGCCTTAAAACCGCCTCTGATACCATCTCAGACATTGGATCGCTGATCGGTGCCACGAAAGGCTTAAAACTCATCAGGGCAGCTGTGGGGGCTGGTAAAACGCATGGTTCGGCGGTTGCCGCAATCCAGGCCGCCAGAAGTGACCGTAAGACTTATTTTGTGACATCGACGAAACAACTCGCCAATGAGTTCATCACCAAGGTTCGGGACTTTGCGCCAGACTTGCATGAACGTATCGCATTTGGTCGGGATGAGATTAATACCAAGTTGGAAACCGAAGATGTCGCCTCAATCGATGAGGTTCAATTTAAAGAGAATGACGAGGATTCACCTTCATCTCTGGACAATATCGCAGATGACAAGATCCTGATCCGAGTTATATGTCATGAAGCCTTAAACCGTCGTCAATTCTCAAAATATATGAGGACTAACTGGGATCTTATCCTGAAAGACGCGGTTAGCGGCGGGAACCCTCTGGTTATAGTCGATGAATTCGACGGCTTCGTCTCTAATCTAGAGCAGCGATTTCAATTCGCCTATAGATATCGGGACATCAACAACCCCGCGTTCGGGCAGTTCTTTTCCGTACCTCTGACGGAATGTCCGGCCAATACACATGTTAACGCCAAGGGTTATGAATCTTGTGAAGGTTGTAATCGTTTCGATACGTCCGGTTCCCTCATCACCAATATTTCATATCGAACGGTCGCACACAAATCGCCTGTGTTTGAAATGCGGGCCATAGCGAACGAAGAGGTTCAACAACGGCCGGACGGGGTGATTGTGAAACTTGATATAGATGATTTCACCCTGGGCGAAGAAGTTATCGTTGAAGGACGCGTCAGACTCCGTCCGGTTCTGGAATTCAAGGGTAAACCTATCGACGCGGCAACGCGGAAATCTCTCCCAAGGTTGGCTTATCGCGGAGACTTCATTGAAGCACAAAAGGAAGGTGTAAGCAGCATCGCTGATATCTGGTCGCATCTTTTCGGGTCTCTGGTTTGTCCAACAATCAAATCGCACCACCCTTTATCCAAGGAAACAGGCCAGATCCTTAGCCGCGATGAAGTTCTGGCAATGAATCCTATCGGTCGTTCCAATATCGTTGACTATCCGATCCGGACTTGTGAAACGCCTTATATTTCAGGGATCGACGGAACCCCGCTTGAAATGATCCGGGACCTAGCCGATAAGGGCGCCGATATCGTGTTGATGTCCGCAACTCTGAGCGAAACAACGTTGGATGTCACACGCCAGACGATTGGAGACTTGCCGGTTGTCGAGGTCGAAACCAAAAACAAGCCGATAGCCGCGTTAACTGTTGTCTGTGTTCACAATAACGATGATATACCGATTCGCCTTGTGGATGTCCGACCCCGCTGGTTGCGGAAACTTCAAGCGAATGAAGAGCATGACGCTTTGGGCAAGTTTCTTTTCTTCTTCCCAAGCCTCAAAACGATGAACTCGGCTGTGAATAATCACTGGACTCGCGACGCAACAGGGTTAAATTTTGCCGTTGCCAAAGGTTCTGGTCAGGATTTCGGCGGATGGCGAGGAACAACCGCTCATGAAGAAGTAGTCGGAACCGTTGGAACACAACGCCAACCCATAGGCCGGGGCTATGACGGTACGGAAATCACGATGATTGTCATGGATACCAGATCGAACCGCTTGGCGGCCGACATCATCACCCGCTTGCCCAAAGAAGGTGAAGAGATCCAGGATATTATTACCCGGGCGTGTGCCGAAGAACGTCGCGTCACTTGCGGGCAGAACGTTGGGCGGAATCTTCGCGGGCCTGAGGATAAGCGAGCCGTCACGGTCTTGTTGAATACATCAGAGGCGGAAGCTCGCGAAATCATGGCCACGGTTCAAGCGGAAAAGCGGGCCAAGGAAATTAATTATGTGACGTATTACGGAGTCTCTGAATCTATATTCTCTGACGCGGAAGACTGGTTGGCCGGGGCAAATGAGTGGGCTAAAACTGAGAAGTATGATTCGCTAAACATCCCCAAGGTCAAGGCACGGCGAATCGATCGAACTAACACTAAATCAAATCGGGATGAATCTGTGCTTGTCTCGCTTCTCTCTCTGGCGGAAGAAGCCAAGGCCAAGGGAGTGAAATGGCGCGAATTTAGCCACAAGCATAACTTGACGCGTAAGAATAAACAAATACAAGGGTTGCGTCAGATAATGCTAAACATCTTCGAGGATTGTGAATGAATCAAACCCGTTCCCGGCGACTTCTCCAACCAAATGTTGAAGGGTTATTGAGAAAGCGAGCCGATGGGGTCTGGGGTATTGAACGAAAGTTACGATGGATTGTCACCAGATACCCAGATGCGTCCTGGGAGTGGGCCGACGTGTTGAGTCGTTGGGTTGATCGTCACCAGAATCCGCCCAAGGTCTGGGATGTGGTCGAAGTCGTATTACTTGATTGGCTTCTTGACCCCGCTCTGAGCGATGACACCCGAAAGACGATGAGGGAAATCTTCGACGCTATACCCGACTGGCGGGATGACAAAATATCTTAAGTATCTATATTCCAATTGTTTATGTCTTATTTAGCCCGAATTGTCAGATGTGGCTAGTGGATAAACGCAAATCCTTCTTTTTGTAACCACTTCAGTAGTAGGTGAATACAACAAAGAAGAATTACATAAGTAAAAGCGCGAGTTAGTACGTAAGGTTTGCACCGAATAAGGACTTAAGTGAATATCTTACAAATGTAGACATCACTTTTTTGCGTTTGCCCTATATAAAGGGGAAAGTGAAAAAAGTGACAACAACCATTTGTAAAACCATACGTAAGTCTTTATTTGATGCAAACGTTACGTACTAACTTTTTGGTCGCTTTGGGAGTGAGAAGTACCAGGACACACTATTGGATTTGGTTATACTAAAAAACATCACTTTTTTTTGGTTGGCATCCACTGTTTACACCTATACCCTTATGGAGAAACACCTTAGCAAAATTGGATAAAAAAGTCTTATTTGGTAATCTTTATCCCGTGTATGACGCGATTGTTCGATTCAAAAACTTATGATATAATAACTTAGACTTGGTTGGTGATACGGGATAAAAATTCCCGTAAAAGGTAAACCCTTGGTTTGGCCAACCTTACGACTAACTTTTGATGGAGGGTCGAAGTCATGGGCGCAAGAAGACACCCTGTCAGGGTTGAGCCAAGTCCGATCGCTGGAATGCTCAGGAGGCTCCAAACCTCTGGCGGTTGGACGGTCGGGTTGGACGACGGACTCAAGGGACGTGTTATAGGTCGCCTGGCCAAAATCATCGAAGCGGATGACGTATCACCCGCCGTCCAGGTTGCGGCCGCATCTTGCCTCATGAAGGCAAGCCAGGTTGAGAATGAAACCATCAACACCATGATGAAGATGATAGAGACAACAGAATTAACGGATCGCTTGGCCAATATCGAAAAGCAACTCGCCGAAGCGGGAACGGCCAAGGTTGATTATATAGACATCGATGTCTTGGGGTTTAGCGATAATTCCTTGGGCCTTATGGAAGACGATGAACCGGCCGTTAACCCTCTGGCGGAAACCTTCCGGATTCGGGCCGATGAAGACTTTTGAAATCTTCCCGATAAGCTCTTGCCTATCATGCGAGGGGTGTTACAATAAAGACGTTCGGAAACATCAACAATGTAACACTCTTAACAGGAAAGTCGTTAGAAACATGCAAGATCTTACAATAAAAGGTGTTAAGGTTAATTGTGCCGTTGGCTATGTTCGGTTGTCGAGCAAGGCGGCCAAAGAAGACTCGGTTTCCATAGAGCGACAAAAGGCGGAAGTGATCTCCTGGTGTAATCGGAACGGGTTCAACTTGACCAATATCTATACGGATACCAAGGTTTCCGGTCGGAAGGTCAACCGGATCGGTCTGGACGCGGCCATTGGAGAAGCTGCTATGCGTGGTTGCGCTCTTGTCGCCTATTCATTGGACCGGCTTATCAGAGACCATGACGTATTGAGACGGTTGAAAGACGAGCGCATCACGTTTCGCCTTTTAGATATGCCAGAAACCAATGAACTGGTTATCGATACTCTTGTCGGGGTTGCCAAGGCTTATAGCCAACAAATTAGCGACAAGATGAGGAAGTATCATCAACACCGGAAAGAGCAAGTTTTAGCCGGACTGGCAACACCACATCCAACACCCCTGCCCAACCCAAAACCGGAACAATATCAACCCGCCTTGAAAGCAGCACGGGCCAAGCGGACTAAGAAGGCGGATACTTTCAACACGCACGCCTGGCGGTTCATTGAACCGATGGCTCAACAGGGGAAATCTACTCGCGTTATAAGTGAAGAACTCAACATCAAAGGATTCCAAACCTCAACCGGCAAGCCCTGGACTAACGTCGCCGTCTTCCGGATCATCCAGAAGTTCAACCCCGCCTCTTAAGGGCGGGAAACCGGCCGAGGAATTCGCGGATTTTATAGGGATTTCGGTCAACGTGTGGTCGGCACCCACCAAAAATATCAGGGATTTTGACGGGAAGATTTTGACACCTGAGGCGAATTAATGGCGAAGTTGAAAACAAGGTTGGACGCAATATCTGATGTCCTAAGCAACCGCCATCGTGACGAGAAGATGCGACATGCTCTGGAGGTTCTTCGCGACAACCCGCGACAGATGTTTCCGCTTCTTGGCATGGATTGCGACGCCTGGCAACTCAACCTCATGAAAAAGCTCGCTGGTGAAGAATGTGAGCCGATTAAGCGGGCCGTTATTGCCTGTGGTCGTCAGGTTGGAAAGACTGCTTTGCTATCGGTTTATGGGGCCTATGCGACGATGTGCGAAGGAAAGACTGTAGCCGTTAGCGCACCATCCTTCCGCCAGTCGTTGGAGCTATCCCAGAAAATTAGACGGATTATCCAGCGATTCAACCTTGTTTCCATCATGAAAGACGCGGTTATCGATTTGCGACTCTCCAACGGCGGCCGCCTTGTTGCGCTTCCACCATCGGGGACTGGCCGGGGTTTCACCCTGGACGCGTTACTAGTCGATGAAGCCGCCTTCCTGGGGGAGCGATCCGACCTGATTGAAGCTCTCACCCCTGCTCTCGCCTTGTCTGACGGTCAACTTATACTTGCTTCATCGCCTGGGCCACCTATAGGCCTTCTTTTCCAAGCCTGGGGAAGCGAAAACTGGCATAAAACCAAAGTCAGATGTGATGAGTGTAAGCGAATCTCACCCGAGTTTCTGGCGCAGCAACGCGAACTTCTGGGAGAAGACGCCTACAAGCGGGAGTTTGAAGCGGAATTTGTGGATATGGGCGGTTCACTCATCACGGCTGAATCTATCGACGGTTGTGCCTCATCTTATGCGACTGAATGGCTATCTATCTAAGGGTGAAACAATGGCTATTGATACGAACCTGATTGCGGCTATCCGGAATGACAAATATGATGCCTGGGCTAACTCCCCTACCCCGAGACGATCAGGTATAACAACAGACTATGACAACCACCTTCCGAAATACAAAGACGATCGCCTTGACTACGTTCGCATTTCTGGCGATGGAGACGGTTGGCGTCGAATTGTTTCCTGGGACCTGGGGAAACTGAGGGATCCAAGCGCGATTGTCATTCTGAAATGGAGAATGATTGAGACAGGACGCGATCGAGTAAACAGGACTGATTTCGATTCTGGTCGCCAATCGTCGTATTGTCGCGAAAATTACATGACACCGGTATATCAAGTGATTGGGGCCAACGAATACAAGGAAGACTATACCGATACGATTGCCAGACTTCGACGTATGCAAGAGAATAGCCGGTTGGGAAACTGTACACTCATCTTCGACGCTACCGGGGTTGGTGTTGCTGTGGAAGAGCAACTTCGCCATCTATCAGGGTTCGACCAGGTCATGGGAATGACGATCACTGGCGGGGATACTATGAAAGCAAAAGGTATGTTTACGTCGGCTGGAAAATCACGGCTCCTGAGCGATACGGAACAAGTCATCAATCAAAAACGTCTTCGCACCCCTGAGAATAACCCCGAATTCCAGAAACTTCGTAACCAGATCACAGGCCTTCAAGTTGAAGAAACGATTCAAGGCTATTATAAGACAGTCGATGATCGTTCATCAGGTCACCACTCTGACTTGCTCATGGCGTTGGCCATGGGCGTGGCCTGGGGAGAATACAAAGCAGCTAAGTATCGGCGACTGATCGCGATTTGAGGTTTTCCGAAGCTCGTCCTTCCGCCTTTCGAGCCGGACATAATCAAGGCTCCGTAAGGACATTGACGTAAATACTCAATACCTTTCCTGAATCGTCGGGAAAAGCGTAGGCGTTCAAATACCCCGGCAACCTGCTCTTTTCCCATCTAATTCGCAGCGTGCTTACATTATCAGGAGCGGTGCCTGGCGGAATATTTACGCACTTCAATACCTCGTCTGAAGCATAGGTCATGGATCCAGTGCCGGTAATTCCGATCCAGTCAGCTTTCCCGTCAATGTAAACGATGTCGTGATCCTTTGGGGCTTCTGTGTCAATCGAGAGTGGCGTCTTAACCGCGTAACGATACTTAGGGAGAGTCCTTCCCTTGTTTTCCACAGTTTCCATTTTGACTGGCTTTCCGAGTATCTTCTCGACTTCTTCGGGTGTTTTCCCGGCAACGGATGGGAGGTCAAAAACAGGCTTAAAATCTTTGGGAGTCGTTGCCAAATCAGAATACCTGACTCTCACCGGAGAAGCCAGATCTGCGGAAGGGACTGGTTCCGTTTTCGTATCAGCTTTTCCAGACGCATCTTTACGAGCCTTAGATCTCGCAGCCCGCCCCTTTGGTTTGGACGTCTGTGCGATGGCAGTCGTCTCGCCTAGGCAAAAAATCATAAGAACTATTAAACAGAGAATTCTCATACTACTTACACCTTTTCTAGTGGGCAGTGAAACTTCTGTGGCAAGGCGGGTTCACTTAACCGCCTATCACAAATTACTACTTGTGTCAATGAGTTACGATCATGATACTGACAGATTCGCGAACCCAGTGCAAGCTAATCATCTTGCATATTTTGATATTTGGAGAGAGAGACGTATTTTGTTACGTAAGTATTTGCTAAGATCATAGTATTGAGAACAATGAGTACATAGAGTGAGGTCTTTTTGTGCAAAAAGTAATTCGACAGATTGCCGTGGCAGTCTTAATGGTAATAGCTGTAACATCAGTAGTTTATGGACAAAGCCGGGCGCCGAAAGGTGGAACCTACGTAAGTGGCAAGTTCTACAAAGGTGGGCAATTTCTACCTGGGGGCAGCTCATCGGGTTCTAGTTTCAGCAGTTTGTCGTTATCGGAAACATCGGAAACAGAGGAAGCTAGGAAACAGCGTCTTGAAGCCGAAAGAATCAAGCAGGAAAAACAGGCTAAGGAACAAGAGGTTCTTAAGACCCAAGGCAAGCGTGGTTTAGCAATTTACAGAGCAAAACAAAAGTCTGTATTGGCTTCAGGGACACAAACGCAGAATGTGATTCCCGTGACTTCGCAGCCTCTTGTGGAATCAGATGCTACAAAAAACATCTTTGGTAAGGTTGTTGGTGTAACTGATGGAGACACTATTACGGTCTATCTTGGTAAAGATGAGCCTGTAAAGGTACGACTAGAAGGCATTGATGCGCCCGAAACCAAACAGGATTTAGGTAGTGCATCCAAAAAACATCTTTCGGAACTCGTATTCGGAAAGGATGTTATGGTTCAGGTTACAGGTAAAGACAAGTATAAACGCACGCTGGGGTTTGTCTTTGTTGATGGGCAAAACGTCAATAAAACTATGATCAGCAATGGTTTAGCCTGGCATTACAAACAGTACAATTCCGACCCAGCACTGGATAACGCCGAGAAGGCAGCCCGTGGTTCACGACTCGGCATTTGGTCAATTCCGAACCAGATTCCCCCTTGGGAATTCCGTCATAAATAACCTGTGGAAATCCGAGGTCTTACCATGATCCATTATTCTGTCGAACGAACGCTACTTGGAAAGCACAGAGTTGTTTACGACTGCCCCCACTGCGGACATAACATCTATAACCCCCTGGAAGAGGCTGGGATAGACGATGTATGCCCTGAATGTGACGGTGATTTCGTAGTACCGGGTGTGGACGATCTGGAGAGAATTACGCAGGAAGAAGAAGAAGTTAGACTGAAGGACGAAGAAAAGGCTGTCGCGAGATCAATAGCCAAAACCGAATCCGATGCACAAAAGAAGATTGAACGTGAAGCAGCAAGACTAGAAAAAGCTCGCCAGACAGCAGAATCGGATGCACAAACCCCTGAAGATTTCGTAGAACGAGCTGCCAGTGTTATGGACCAGTTCAGCCCTAGGCAGCAAAAAGGTAACCTTCTGACCGGAAAATCAATTGGCTGGACATTTGAGGCCGATCTTGATTCAAAGATTGACGCTAGACTCTACAAGAAGCAGATAATTCAGGCTAAGAAGGATCTTAGATTGATATTGCGAGATATGGCTGGAATGAAAAGAGAATGGTTGTCTGAAGTGTCGGCAAAACGCGCGTCTGTTGGGCACGGTTTTTTCGCTTCGTTTGCATACGGATTGCTAGGTCGCAGGTTTATGGGGATATCTAACGCCAGTGGACGTAGGGCTGTCGCACAGACAGGTCTGGGATACCGAAAGCGGTTTGACCAAAGCAACAAAACCATCAATCATATGATTTTCGGGCTTGATAAAACGCTGGCGGAAATTGAACGCAGACTGGCGAAGTAAATCTTGGGAGTTAGGGCAAAGCGATGAACGCAGATAAATCCATTATTATCGAATGTGTTAGAGCAGCGTGCGGTCAAAAATTGCGAGTTCCAACCAACAAAGGCGACTTAAAGCTTACTTGTCCACGCTGTCATGCAACTTGGGACTATGAGAACAGTAATCTTGGACTACCCTGGCTAATAGTCGGTTTTCTAGTAATTATTCTCGTGTTATGTACCATAGATCCTAAATATACAAATGCGATCTCTGACAATCCAAAACCTCAAGTAGAAGCCGGTTCTGAAAACCAGAAAGAGCAGAAATCTGTCGCACCATCTGGCCACCAAGCACTCAACACATATTGGGGAATACGGTTAGGAACAAACATTCGAGATTATAAGAATCTATATCTAATCAGCAACCAAAACGGTTTGGCTCGCTACAGTACACCTTATGCTTACTACAAGAACTCTCTCCCAAATGAGTTGAAATATGCAAAAGTCACACTATATGTACGGAATCATGATGGAGTTATATGCGGAGCCTCTGTTAAGATCGAATCAGATTTCCCCACTGAGTCGCAATTTCAAGAATGGATCCAGTGTTATCAACTAATTCGGTCTAAGTTTTTAAAAGCCTATCCAGGAAGGATAACAGAGAAGTCAGAGGCGGTCTTTGGTGGCGCGATTGATAACTCTGGTCAAAAACTTGTGATTATCGGTTATCTGTTTGGAGAGAAATATCGACCAACTATGATTAATATACAGTTGCTAGACACCACTCTAGCCAAAGATTTTAATAAGGATCTTGATACTACGGGATACTGATCGGCCTTGTCCTAACGACACATCACGCCTTAGATCAGTAATCAGCTACTGATCTTTGATGAAATCAGATCAAATGCCGGATCCCTCCCCCAAAGCATGAAGTGGTACATTAGACCTGTTTTTGTACCCACTAGGATCCCATGGGGTATGAACAGGAACATATTCTGTTTAGTGATGTCTATAATTTCCGTGTAAGAAAGACTCACGTTAACCTTTTTGATGTTCAATCGGCCTGGTTCAAAAATAAGTCTTTGGTCTGTTAGTTTTAGTCTCCCTGAGCAGGCATTGTTATTCCCAGGACTCAAAGTGCATGTCAAGTCAAGTAGAATCTTATTTGACGATTCAGGTCCACTAGGCGAGATGTCGCTACCACAATGTTTGCATTTAATAGCTGCGTTTAGTACCACTTCTGCGCAAAATGGGCATAATTTTGTCTGGTCTGTCATTGTAAAACCTCTGGGATTACCTAGGCTATTTTGATTGGAGATCTGCTAGAGTAGAAAAGGATTATCTCCGACAACGCCATGAGTGGCAATGCACCAATCCCAATAATCTGGAGAAGCTATCGGCTCAGGACTCGTTTCCGAAACGATCTCCCACGTAACTAACGGCGATTGCCGCGTCAATTGGATCACCTGTTGTCCGCTTGTGGATATTGCTTATTGCGGCCATCCGGTTGGCAGGATTGATTCGGGGTGCAGAAATGACCATCTCGCGATCTGATTCAGAGTCGGACGCTTGTCCCCCCTGCCCTGCCCCGTCCAAACCTGAGGCATTCGGATTGTCGCTTGTCGATTTGATCCCAGCATCCAGGCGTAAGGTTTTCCCAGTCTCCATCTTAACCATGCCACGAATCAAATCGGATTCTGTGCGAGGTAGCTGGGCCAGGTCTTTCTGAATCATTGTCTGGATGAGATCGGACTGTGTTAGTTTCCGTGATTGAGCCATGTAACTAAGGCACGAAAGCCATTCGACGTCCATACGCACAGTCAATCGGTCACGGTTGGCATCTGGACTAACTGACGTCTTGACGTCTTTTTGCTTTGCCATGACTTGGCGTCTCCATACCTAAGGTGTATCCGTACATCCAGACACATCATCGACAGGTTGACCATGCGCCTTGATACACAAGACGGTATTTCTAACCAGCAAGAAACGCCACCTTGACGCTCTTGCGATCTGGGTAAGCTGTTCGGGCGACCCATCGAGAAAGCGGATCAGAACGCAAATATGGGCCACTGTGGGCTAGGGCAGGGGACACCCACTTGAGCAATTATCTTCCGCTGTTTGCCTTGAATGCGTTAAGGATCAGAGTGAAGGTATGCATGAAACATGCGGCAACTGCAATATAAAACGAGTAAACCCAGAGCCGATAATAACCTATAAAGAATGTCGCCAAAAAGAAAAG